GTTTACCATCTGGGATCGAAACGGCAAGACTGACCGGGAAGATTGGAAAGCGATTGAGCCGAAAGACTGGCCCGGTGTGATGAAGCGACCTAACCTGAAGCTCACCATTCAAGACCTGATTGAAATTAATCAGATGAGTATGGATCTAACCGGCGAGGGTTTCTTCCACTTGGTGTGTGACACTCCCGGCGGCACGGTGAACGGTATCCAGTTCCTTTATACGGAATGGGTGCAGCGGTACAACACCAACGAGACACAAACTGAGATAACCGGCTGGGACATAATGAATCCAGTTGCCTCATTAACCCGGACTATTGCTGATATCGATATTGTCCAGTTCAAATATCCTAACCCTGAAGATCCAGTCAGAGGGTCATCCCCGCTGTCAGCGGTTGCGACCTCCCAGGATCTTGATACTTATCTGCGTAATCATGTTTCAGGATTCTTTAAGGGTGGCGGTCTGCCATCGGTAGCAATTAAAACCAACCTTGATAAGATATCAGGTGAACAGCGTGACGCAGTGGTTGAGACATTCAAGGATCGGTTTAACCAAACAACGGATCCCGGTGTACTTTCAAAGGGTGCTGATATTATCAAGATTGGTTACCCGTTAAAAGATTTAGATCTTGCCGAACTGACCAAGTTTAGCCGTGAGCAGATACTTGCCATATACGGTATCCCACCTGCCAAGTTTGGGATAAAAGAAGCCGGAGGAATGTCTGAGGATACCAAAGGATATGAATACAGTTACCAGAAAATCTGTTTACGTCCACGGTTACTCAGGCAGCAGGAAGAAATAAACATTTCGATAGTACCTCGGATCTGGCCTGACCGTGATGTATTCTGGGAGTTTGATAATCCAGTTCAGGAAGATGTGAAAGCCAAGCAGGATATGGCACTCGGTAAGTTGACCGCTGGAACTGTTACTGTTAATGAATTCCGTGGCGAGATGGGTGAACCGGCAACGGATGACGGTAATGTTTATTATGTCCCGAATGATGTAACCCGTGTTCCTGATGGCGAACTTAATATTATCCCTGAAGTCCAGCAGTTATCCTTGCGGTTGACCGAGTCTGAACAGAAAAGCTTGCAATTAACCCAGATGACAGGGACATATCGGATGCAACTGGCACAGCTCGAATTTCTACGGTCGCAGGATGCACAGGAAAGAACCTTGAAGTCGAGAGTCCGTGGACAGTTGAGTCGTGAACAGAAGATGGTATTGTCTGCGTTTGATAAGACAGGCACGAAAGAGGGCCCGGATGAAACCCCGGAACCGCTGGAAACTGAACTGAAGTTTGTCGGTCCGCACTTCAAGGATAACAAGTTGGTTAACGGTGCCATGGTAAAGGCTTATAAATTTACCGGTGGGATTATTGAACAGACCAACCTGAATGCTTGGAGTGAGGTTGAGGTTCAGGCCGTCAAGACCGGTCTGGCTTCTGGAATATCACTGGTAGCAACTGAGATTGGAGAGGAAGCCACACTGTCCACATCCGAGCTGGCAATTGAGGCCAACGAGCTGGCGGGTGAGCGTGTAGGTTTAATCACGAATACCTCATATCAGGATGTAAACGCCGTTGTTGATTCAGCTTTGAAGGCTGGAAAATCCACTGAGGAAATCAGGCAAGCTATCCTGCAAAAGTATGACAATTGGAAAGGCTACCGTGCTGAGGCGATAGCACGAACCGAGACTGCCAACGCTGTCAACACTGGCAAGCAGTGGGGCGCTGAAAATATAGCCACTGAGTATGATTTAGACCTGAAAAAACAGTGGGTTTCAACATTGGATTTTGATACCAGGGATTCCCACCGCTCTGCTAATAAACAGAAACGGGATTTAAAGAAACCGTTTAACGTGGGCGGTGCCAGTCTGATGAATCCCGGAGAGTACGGCGGTCCGCCTGAAGAAACGATTAACTGCCGATGCACTGTGGTTTTTAGTGTGTTGGATTAACAGAGGACATGATTATGGATTTTACGCAATATATCACTAAGTCAGGAACATCACTCAGGGAGAAAGCCACACAGAACGCTAAAACCAATCAGTGGTTTACGGCGTCCACCCCGGCGATTGATAGGTACAACGAGATTGTTATGCCGGACGGTATCAGGATGGGTAACTTTTTAAAGAATCCTATCTTCGGTTGGGGGCATGATGTTTATGGTTGGTCTGTTCTGGATAACTTCATAGGCAAGGTTGTTGATTATGTGAAGACCCCGGAGACTTTGGATATTGAGGTTGAGTTTATTCCTGATGCTGGCAAACGCCCAGACGGTTCCGGCTACTCATACCTTGACATGGTAAAGGGTGGATTCCTTTCTGCCGTGTCTATTGGATTCAGGGGCGTGGGATTCCATGAGGAAGAAAAAGAGGGCAAGGGTAAAGTCCGGATCTGGGATGAAACGGAACTGTTGGAGGTGTCACTAGTTGGCATACCGGCTAACCCGGAAGCAACCCGGAAATCGTTAGAGTTAGGATTTGAAAATCAGCTTGTTAAAGACTTCACAAACTCTCCGGCTCCGTCGCAAGACGCAGACACCGCCGCAGAAATCAAGAGGGCTTTTCAGGCGTTCAAAATAAGACAAATGTTTCACAATTAGAAAGAGAGAATTATTATGGCTGACGAAGATAAAGTATTAGAAGAAATTACCAAGGGAATGGAAAGCCTGAAGGCTGATATTGAAAAAACCATTGACGGTAAAACTGCTGAGAAGTTTGTTTCCGTTGCTGAAGATATCAAAGGTATTCAGGAGAAACTGGATGCCATGCACGACAACGGCGAAGATCCTGGAGCTGAGAAAGTTAAGGATCTGGAATCTAAACTCGATGAGATGGAAACCAATCAGAGCGAAATCGTTGAATCTGTCCGGCTGATGAAAGCTGGAGGGGTTGCTGGTATGCCGGCTGAGAAAGAAACCCTGAAGAATTTCTTCTTCAAGGATATCGGCAAACTCAGAGACGCACTGGATAACTTCAGCGAGGTTAAGGCTGTTGATTCTGATTTGTTTGACACTGGCGGAAAACTCCCTGCTGAATCGGCAAAGGAATTTTGGAAATCTGTAGTCGACCAGCAGTTGACCTTGAAGGCGATTACTAAACGTGCAATGATGGCTGGAACCGGTACCACTGACGAGCTGACAGTGACCGCCCGTTCCATGGTTGCGGCTACCGAAGGTTCGGCGATTGCTGACAACGATGCGATCGCTATCCGGCGTAGAACGATAACCAACGTTGAAGTGGCTTGGGGAACCGATATCACCAAGACATTCCTTGAGGATAACATCGAACGTGGCAATGCAGAACAGTCCATAGTTAATCAGGTCGGTCTCCAGTTTGGTAATGATATTGCCGATCTGGGCTGGAATGGTGACGACGACAGTTCCACCACTTTTCTGGCTATCAATGATGGCTGGATCACACTGGCAACTGCTGACACCAATGTCAATGACGTGACTAGTTATGATTCCGGTGCTGCATGCTCAGATGTACTGCATGATTGGCGGAAGGGTATGCCGACTAAGTTCAGGGCACTACCTGATCTTACCTATTTTGTGCCTTATGAGTTCGCTGAAAATTATGCTGATCAGGTTTCCGCAAGGCTGACCTCTCTTGGCGATGCTGTTTTAATTAACGGTCTTCCTGCCCTGAGATATTTCGGACATGTGATAATTCCAGATCCTTATCTGGCAAGCACAACCGGAATGTATACACCGGCCTCTAACCTGTATCTCGCTTATAACAGAGCGGTTACAATGGAAACCGAGTGGAAAGCCCGTAAACGTTTAATCGAGTTAACCCTGACTGCCCGAAATGATTACCAGTACAGTTCCGGTCAGGCAATTGTGCTTGGAACCAATATCCCTGCTGCTCTCGTAGCGTAGATATTCTCTGAGTCCAGGTGTCCTCCTCACGGGGCTGGCAAGGTGCAAACCAATCCGGCTTCGTGAGGGGACTTAAAACTAATATGAAAACTAAATCTCAGGAGGATTTGAAAATCATGCCGAAAATTGTAAAAGTATTTCACACCGGGGGTGGTTCTCTGGTATATCGGTTCAAGGGTAAGGCCATCAAACTAACCGAGGGTGACAGCAATGAAATGTCCGAAGATGTGTACTCGCAGCATAAGGATAAACTGATTTTAGCTGAGGATGTGCATTTTCTGAAGGTCAGCCCGGATTATAAGGGTGAGCCTAAACAGTTCGACAAACCACGCCCGATTAATCCGTTGGCAAAAAGGGCAGTTGATCTGGTTGAGCGTAATCAAGTACAGATTGACGACGGACTCGATTCTTTACGTGCTAAGCTGGAGGATCTGGTATCCCAGTGGGTTGGAAAAAGCGACCCGGAAACATACGTTATTCGGTATGGAAAGAACAATAAAAAGACCTCACTTGCGCAGGAGATAATCAGGTTAAAGGCATTGATAGCTGAGGCGGAGGTTGGATAAATTATGGCATTTATAACAGCTTCAGAAGTTGCTGACTATTCAGGATTAACAGCCGCCTCGATAACTCAGGCGCAAATTGACGTCGCCGAGTCTCTGGTTGCGTCTTACATCGGAGCTGAAACACTGGATGAAACCAGCCACACTGATTACATCTATAAAGGCTCGAATGGTATGCGGTTGATCCTTCCTCACGGCCCGGTTGCGTCTATCAGCTCAGTAACCAGCGTTACAGTTATCACTACCGCCGTTACCATGACCAGTTTGTATCTCCGTGGTTACTGGATGCTGTTCTACCCAACATCCGAATTTCCCAATGGTACGAAGATAACAGTTGTTTATACTACTGGCTGGGATACTGAAGCGGCTGACCCGCTACCCGCTAACTTGAAAAAGGGATTGATATTAACCTGCGCCAGTTTAAGCAAGCTCCCAGTTCAGGGCATGAAGTCTGAGGAAATTGGCGACTACTCATACACCCTGATGGACGGGGATAACGCCATTGATTCAGCAGTACCTGATGCCGCCAAAATCATGCTGACTCCATACCTTAAGCCTGACTATTTGTATTAATACAGTCCGGTCTGCCATGAGTAGACACGGCATCAAGTTCCGTCATGCGGAATTCGGAATCTACAGCTCCTGAGAAATCGGGAGCTTTTTTTGTTTACTTTTTCAGGGGCAGGGTATATAATTAGAAAAAGGAGGAATTATGATTAGTAAAAAACTAATTGACAAGCTGATACGACGTAAACCGTTCGTGACTTTATTTCAGGCATCAGCTCCTGGATTTAGCAGGTGTGCCAAGTGTGGCTTGCCGTGGAAATATGCGGATGGTCATGACGTTAACTACACTGACAGCAGATCATTCTTCGTGATGTGTCGATACTGCTGGGAGCGTGCCACCAATGAGGAGATAGACAAGGCAATTCAAGAGTTGGTTGAATCATGGGGTACTGATTCCGGCTATACGTTGCAACATTACCTTCAGTGCGCCATGATGGACAAGGCTGGTAATCCGTTATTTGTGGATGAATACAAATGACCGGCTACATAGGACAATGGCAAGACCAGACCACTTTCATTATCGGAGGCGGGCCGTCTGCGAAGGCAACCTGTGATAAATGGGGTGAGCATATCAAGGCATCTGATAGCCGGATTATTGTCGTTAATGATGCCTTTCTTTTGTTCCCTCGTGCTGATGTGCTGTACTTTGGCGATGTAAAGTGGTGGGGCTGGAACAAGGATGAGGTGAAGAAGTCATTCAGCGGTGAGATATTCACCAAAACGGCGCAGGGTGGAGACTTGACAACGCACTTGCGATCGCCTGCAGGTGGGCAGGACTTCGACTGGTCGGATAATCCGCTGGTTGTAGGCGGTCAGGATTCGGGGCATCAGGCAATTAATCTGGCCCACCATTTCGGAGTGTCCGCTATATTCCTGATTGGCTTTGACATGCAGGTTGTGGACGGTGCACCGAACTGGCACAGACGACATAAGCGGGTGGATAATGAGAAGCCGGAAACCTATGCCTTGTCATTCATGCCGGGATATAAAAAGGTAGCGTTACAGTGTGCAAGAAATGGAATCAGGATATTTAATATGAACCCTGATTCTGCGCTGGAAGTGTTTTCTAAACTAAGGATGGAGGATTTATTTGATGAAGCTTAAAGACAGAACGTATATTCCACGGGAAGCGAAGCAAATGGATTTAAAAATGTATATTGAAAAATACAGCAACGTTATCACGGTGGAGATTGAGGACAAGGATACAGAAGAAATAACATATTTCTCGCTAAGTACAGAAAAGGTGGAAAAGATGATTGAAGAGAGGGGGTTTTTTGATGAGCAATAATTTAACTATTTGGAAATATGTTATAAATATAATTGATTACCAAGAGATATACCCGCCATCTGGATCTAAAATATTAACAGTTCAAGTTCAAAACGGGAAATGTTGTTTGTGGATATTGGTAGACAAGACAATGGCCACAACTTCAAAAAGGAGATTATTTATTTACGGAACAGGGTCTCCGATGCCCACGGATCCGGGATTATATCTCGGAACTTTTCAATTGAATAAGGGTGAATTAGTTTTTCATTTATTTGAGGAGATTGTCGATGCCTAAAACCATATCAGCTTTCACGACGATGAACCGGGAGATTTACGACCGCTGCGGAAAGGACATGATTGATTCCTTTATCAAATATTCAAAGGATATCCCCTTGACTGTTTATGTTGAGGGGTTTGTTTTACCTGCTGAGTATCACGATAAAGTTAATCAGGTTCCGTTATCTCAGACTCACTTCAACAGGTTCAGGGAGATGTGCAAACCTTACCCGGAGCGCTTCGGGCTGATTGATGACGTTACCAGGATCGGAAGACCGGCAAGCTGGACAACTCAGACAGAGAACGGGCAACCGTATCATTTCAGGCTGGACGCTGTGAAGTTCAGCAGAAAGGTATTCTGTCTGTATCACCACGCTCACGAGACAACGGCGGACATCGTTCTACTGCTGGATGCCGACACCAAGGCACTTAAACCGGTCTCAAGTTGTGACCTGTTGACTTTATTCCCTGATGGTAATACAATCGCCTTGTTGAAACGTGACCATGAATACAGTGAGGCGGGATTCTACATGGTGGATTTGAAAACAGGCGGGCTGGAGTTTATTGATTACTTTGCCGGGCTGTACCTGACCGGGGATGTTTTTAGACTTTTAGAGTGGCATGATTCATATGTGCTAGATAGGGCGATAGAAGAGATGCGGGTTAAGTCTGTCAGCTTGTCGGGTAAAGGATCTGTTACGAATCACCCATTGGCAAACGGGCCGGTTGGTGAATGGTTTTACCATGAAAAAGGGAAGTACAGAAAAGCAAAGTACAGAAAGGCGAGGGCGTGATGATTATAATTGTTAGATACGATAATGGAAACGAACATTCCGTGGAGCTTAATGAGAATGTATACGAAATAGGAATGACTGTTCACCCATGCGGGATGTTGATAGACACTATTGACGATGAATTATATTATGAAGCCTTGAATCATTTTGCGCTGAAGTATTGCACGGGATGGAAAAACGGAGGCACTTTATTCATCCATCAGATTTATACAGATGAGCCTAACCTTGAATTACAGAGAAAATGGGCTGGTAATCTTTGCATCATTAGAAGCTGGATTATTGAAGCAATAAACTCTGGGAAAAAGAGAATACTTATAGACTGCCAAGAAATAGTGGAGTGGTTGGAAGCTGGTGAAACTGATAATCCAATTCAAGAACTAGGACTGTTAAAGAGTATAAAGCATAGGGTTAAGGCGGTGATTAAATGACCGACTATAAATTTATAATTCAGTATGGAAACTGAGAGGTCGGAACCCATAGGCGATATCTTAAATAGAATTTTCACTTATTATGAATCTGGAAAGTGGATAGAATAATGAAACGTGAACAGTTGACATCTCTAGATTACGCATGGCTGGCGATAATCTTCGTTATTCTGTGCTTAATCTGGTGTGGTATATTTTACGGGATCAGTATATTGATGGGGTGATGTATGGATAAA